CAAATACTGCTGCACCTGAACCAGTTTCATCAGATAATACTCCTGCTAATTGTGCTGAAGTAGTTGCTGCAAATTGACTTAGAGGATTGGCTACAAGTGCGTCTCCTGCTCCTACTGTGACTTCTGTTACTTGGTAGAATGTAGTTCCTCTTCTAATGAATAATACTCCTACTGTTTCTGATAGTGTTATGCTTCCTGCTGAGGCTGTTATGAATGCTCCTTCTCCTGCCCCCGGAGATTGATTATGTCTTAATGTGATAGTATCTCCTGCGTCTGCATACAACCAAATTCTGTCGTTTGCATTTGTGTTAGCATAAGTTACAAAGTCTAAATCGTCTGCTGTTCCTGATTCTGCTGCTACTATTGTTACTGTGTCTGTTACTGTTATTTCCCCGGATGTGATTGTAATAATTGATTCTGTATTTCCCTCCATTCCTGTATCAAGAGGTGCTGCATTCCATTCATCTGTTCCTACCGGAGATGAACCATCATCTGCTACAACTACTGTAGTAGAGTGTTTACCTTTTGCTACTCGAGCCATTATGCTGTCATCCTCTTAACTTTACCTGTTGACTCATTTCTTAATGTTACTCTAATGTCTTCTTTGAATTGAATTTTCTCAGCAATACCATTACCACGGTTAATTTTCTCTAACATTTTAAATAAACCACCAAGCGTATTTTTAAAACGCATTAGGGTTAAACTCCGTTAAAAGTATGATTAACGAATATCTTTAGTGTATCAGCAGCAGTCTTGTCAAAGGAAGAAATACTCCAGTGTGTCAAAACTTTGGTTGCTCCAGATGGAGTTGCTCCACCAACGTGAACACATCCACCGATGATAGCAGTTTGGTTAAAGTCACCAGTAGTCCAACTTGTTAACCAAGTAACCACATCAGTTCCTGCACCAGTGTTATCTGTATCACTGTCATTAGTTAAAGGATAAGTACCATCAATTGCTTTTCTTGAAGCAGTTACAGGGGTTGTAAGTTCGTTATATGTATCTGCTTTTGCTGGGGTTGCAGAGCCAGTTCTTAATTCTTGTCTGCCGGATGTACCATCGAAATCACTGGTTGGTGTTTCGGCTGCTGACATTTCAGCATAGTATAAATCTCCGTCATTAGTTACAATATTATGAGTATAATTCCAAGTTTTGTCTAAAGTATCCATATTTTGTCTTACAATACAGATGTTATTTGATGGGTCTAATTCGACACCTCTAGATAAGAAATTAGGCAAGTGGTCTTTCCAAGATTTATGTGCTTCTAGTCTTGCATCGACTGTATCAAAATTTGCTTCTTTAATTTCCATCTTGAAATTATATGGTCTATTCTACCTTATAAAGATTACTTTCAAGCACCCTTGTATTTTGTAGTCGTAGATGAAACTGTATCTACATCAGATATAATACTTCCAAGTGTTTCATAATAATCGAATTCAAATTCTCCTACTTTTAATATTGTTACTGCTTCTGGATATCTCCATTCTATTGATTTTATTGCTAGGTCTGATGTTGTTCCTGCTATTGTTCCCCCCTCTTGGTCTATAAGAGTACGTGTAGTAAAGTTATATGCTTTTAATGGATTTGCTATGTATACTCCATTTCCCTCTCTTACAGAATTAACCAGTGTTGGTATACGAACTGTGTAACTTTTGTCAACATCTTTAAATAATGCTATGAATCTTGTTGCTAATGTTTCTAATCCTTTATCACCTGCTATATCTGCCACTGACCTTATTTGTGGAACATTTAGTTTTTTAGCATAGACACCATATTCAGTCTTTGAATTTGTATCATCTTTCTTAGTTAATATATTAGTTGCTTCATATTCATATTCTATATCTAATGTGTCTACTCCTGTTAATGCTGTTCCTAATGTTAATGTTGCATTTTCTACGTCTATTTGATATTCTCCTGCCCCCGGAGAAGTTGTAGGGTCATCTCCAATTTGGTTTAATAATACTCCTGTATCATCTACTCTTAGTCCTCCAATTGGATTATGTGTTAAATCAAATACTAATCCAGCAGCACCCTGTGAATCACCTACAGTCATTTGTGATTCATGAAATTTAATTGGTAAATTGGTACCAACTACTGTTATGTCATTAATGAGTTTAGTATCATCCTTTTTATCTGATGCTATTGTTACTCCTCTCTCACCATGAATAAATTCTTGATTAACTACTAATGACCCTGCTGTTTCAAGTATCATCACCTTATGAGGATATGTAAAAAAATCTACATCCCCACCTTCTATAAAATTTAATATTCTGATTAATACCCCTAGTTTACCCTCTGCTATAAATTTGTATACCGTTTCACTTGTTATATTACTAATTATTCTGTAATTTGTGTCTGCACTTCTTACCATATCATGTATTATATTATCAGCATCTTGATTCTCAAATAGATTAACTGTTCTGGTTGTAAGTTCCCAAGTGGCTGCTGGGTCTGCCCATATTCCAGAAGCATTTTCCTTAGAGTCAACAAGAATATCTAGAAATAATTTACCTTTTCCTTTAACATGTAATGTCTTATGATTGATTTTATCGTCAACTTTCCATACGGTTCCATATAATTTCTGTGTGAAGAATTGTGGTCTTTCGCCATATATTTTTGCTGCATCACTGTCCGATAATGTGCCACCAGAATATACTCTGGTTTGTGCAACCCTTGCCTTAGTAAAACTACCTCCTGCTTTATCCTTACCAAATAATAGATTTTCTGTATTATCTAAATCTCCTGATACTGAAGATGTTGTCATTTCTGTTAATGCTATAGGTACATTTGTTCCCCCCACAGATATATGTAATGTACCTGTATTATCCCTATGAACCCTTACTAAACTCCATGCTGTAAACGACCCATGATGGTCTCCAGAATTATTAACATATGTTATATCACTACCGGTGACTCCAGCAGTTCTATCTCTTACTATTATTTCATCATCGGTTGTTCCTAATACTTTATAAAATATTTCTATTCCGTTACCAGCTCCAGCAGTATCCCACTTGCTAAAAAGACAGTGTTCACTGTTTGATGATTCACCAGTAATTCTTTTAAACCATATATAAATATCAAACTGTCCTGTAAAATCTAATACATTTGGTGATAATGACGGATGAGCTTCGGTGGGATTAACATATTCTAAATAATCACTAGAGCCATCATAATTAACAACATATCTATTTTTAAATTTACCTGTTGCACTTTCCAATACATATGTAGGGGTGCCTACTTCATTATCGAATATTTCAAATCCGGCTTCATCTCTGCCACTATGTTGAAAATTCCATATACCTTTAAGACTTGAAAGGTCTGCGATGTCTTGTAAATATCTTAAATTGTATTTTTGTTCTGCTGTAAAGTCTCCTGATATTGATACCTGTGCCGTGTCCACTGCTCTCTTTCCTTCTCTTTTTACTATTGATGATAGTATTGGTGCTTTTTCTTGTTTTTGTATTACCCCGGAACTGTCTACTGTTTCTATGAAAGCTAATACTTTAGGCATGTTAAATATTCTCCTATGGACTCGCTTGTACACCATCTGGCGTAGTAGCAGTTTCGTCAGTTAATGGGTATTTTGCACTCCAAATTCCTTTTCCATCAGTGCTGTTTGCCCTGATTCTTACCTGTATGTATTCATTTGCATCAAATGTGTCATCTGGATTAGTAAACGGTGAACTGGCTTGTCCATATTTCTTACTTCGTATTGCACCTGTAGTTGTGTTGAAGAATTCTAAATCATAATCTACTATTGCGTCAGCTCCTCCCTTATATGTTGGTGCAGTCCATGTTGATGTTACTCTACCAGTTGCTCCACCGGGGTCAGTCAAACCAATACTTGTAGGTGGGAATGGTGTGTCTCCATCCATTGTTGTTACCACACTTCCCTCTAAGAATGTTAGTCTTGCCATTAATGTTATTGGTGAGCCAGAAGTAGTATCGAATGAAATATTATTTACAAATCCAAAGTATGTTAAATCATCATTTACTCCTGTTAATTCACTGTAGTTTATCTTTAACATGAATCTATGTTGTAATGATGACCCTTGCATGTTTTTTGATAGGTATAGTAGTTGTTCTCTTACTGTTTGTACTGCTGAGTCTTGTTTTCCTCCCCCACCTAAATCTGTATCTGAGGCAACCAATGTCCATGATAGAGATATCTGTGTTGTATTACCTTCTACTTTTACTAATACATTCTCTTCCGAGGTTTCTTCTGGTAACGGCATTGGTGATATAGGTGTTCTTACATCTATATTTATTGAGTTGAAATTATTTATAGTATATGTGAATTGGTCGGAACCTGTTTCCTCATCAGTTTCAATTACTTTATGTAATGTTATAGTTACCATTATTTATTCAATTGTCCTTGAAGAGTTGATACTAAATGGTCTGCTGTTGATTTATCTGGTATACTAGCTATATTCACTGTTACGTTTGTTACTTTCTGACCTAATTCATTAACACCTAATTCTTTAAGTCTTTCCGGGTCATTCATTCCGAGTGAATCTCTTAATCCTATTGTAAACCAATTTTTAAATTCGGTTGCTCCGGGAATTAAATCCACGAATTGGGCTGCGAGCATAGCTGTTCCACCTGAACCACCCCTAATACCACCTAATCCTAATTTAGCGTTGAATCCAATTCCACCGCCACCTTGACCAAGTCCACCTAAGATTCCTCCTACTCCAGTTCCAGATGGAACTTTCGATGAAGGTAACTTAATTCCATTCTTTGCAGCCCATTTTTCATATGCTGATGGGTCATATTTTCCATTATTAAGCCAAGGAACACTACCTCCTTTTGCAGATGGAGTGGGTGGTTTTGGAGACGGGGTTGAAGATGAGTTTGGTATTCCCGGTTTAGGTATATTAGTTGCAGCCCATTTTTTATATGCCTCTGCATCATATTTACCATTCTTCATCCACGGGGTTGAAGTTGAGTTTGGTACTGGTATTTTTCCGGGGTTTGGTGTGGGTGGGGTTACTGTTTTTTGTATGAATTGTTTAACCCAATCTGGCATTGGTATTTTAATACTAGGTAATTTAATTTTGTCTAATTTAAGTACGCCTGTCATGAATTTATTAACTGATGTTCTAAATTTACTTGGGTTTGATTTTTTGAAAGAGTCTAATGTTTTTTGTAATTTATCTACTCTTTTGGAATGGGCACTTTCTATTTTTTTTTCTTCTATGCCCATAATATTTCTTACTATTCTTCCATGAATTTTACCTACTACTTTTCCTGCTTTACCAGCACCTTTGATTGCTATTCCTCCACCAATAATTGTGGCTGCTGCTGTCGAAAGTTGTAATACAATACCGTTTTCTCCTGAAAGATTTTTTAGAAAACCTGTAGCCATATTACCTATAGTTGTTCCAAGGTTTTTCATAACTGGATATACATCTTGATACCAAGGTATGATGAATTTCCTTAACATGTAAACCATTATAGGTCTTAACATGAATCCTATGAAATCTCCTATTGGTCTTAATATTAACATTACTGAGAATTGCATTAACTTTGCCATTTGTTTTAACATTGGTGAGAAACTTATTAGTGATTTTAATGCTCCTACTACTAATCCCCCTGCCAATATTTTACCTAGGATTCCACTGGTATCATTTGCCTCCTTTATAGCCTGAACTTTTTTCATTTGTGCTATTAGTTTACTGTTTACACCCTTTGATTCTAAAATTGCTTTTTTATGCTGAGATAATGCATCTACTAATTTCCCTGCTTTTAGGTTAATATTTACAGATTCTTCCTCAGACATATATAATTAATTCCTTACCTGATTAATAAACTTTCCTTCCATCAGGCATGTTTATTGTTTGGTCACCTATAGGCATAGAATCCTCTTTGCCTTGACTTTTATTCTGCTCTATAATTAAAAGCATCATTTTTCTAAGATACTCTATTTCTTGTCTTTGGACTTTTTCTTTATCCCAACCGAAGTTGTTTGCACAGAAGGCGTAGACTGAGTAGGTTGCTCTTTCGAGTTTATCTCTCCAACGTAAGTCTCCATCCAATCCACCAGATACTTGTCTAAAGGGAATTTCTTCGATACCTCCTGAACTATCGGTTGGAAAACGGCATAATCTAATTGGTTAATAACAGGTTCGCTTATTCTGAATGGTGCTTTAACTAAAGCTCTTAATACTAAATTCATTCTGTATTTGGCTAGTGATATTTTTGGTTCTCCTGTAGTTTCATCTATAGATGTGCATTTTTCTAATAGTGATTCTACCTCCCCAAAATTTAAAGAATCTTTGAATTCAAATTCTTCCTCTTTGCCTTCATAAGAAAAGTTCCTTGTATAAGTCATTAAATATTTAATAAATTACTAGTATTAAAGTCTTGCCCTAAGAACCTGCTTTCTCTGCTGTATCTTCATTCTCTGCTACAATCACACAACTTTTAGCTTGCCATGTTATTTCTTCAAATACAGGTTCAACTGGCTCAATTCCAGATACGTTATGTGATTCAATACCAATATCTGATAATGTTATTGTAATCGTTCTTTCATTTGTAGATGTTAATCCATTGGTGAATACCATTTCAATTGATGCTTGTTCTCTATCTACAGTTGTGGCAGTATCTTTACCAATCTGAGCAAGTAAGTCATCTAAATATGTGTGGTCTACCATTGAGGCTTGGAATCTACCAGTTATTTCAAATAGTTGTCTGTATGATGATACGGCTTGTGCATCATCTAATCCATACAAAAGATTTGCTCCCTGTGTAAATGTAATGTCTGCACTTTGTACCTGTGCTACAGTTCCACCGTTATATTTTAATTCAGCATGAGCAAATGTGTAAGGGAAGTTTGTAGTTGCTGTAAGATTAGATGCTTTTGCATAATTATCTGTATGTGTTGAACCTTGTGTTACTGTATCAGTTGTTAATAATGCTTCTTTACCATATTGGAAATCACATGAACAGTTTACTAAATCATCTACATTTGCTGAAATATTAAGAGAGTTTAATATACTACCTTCCATTCTTCTTGTTACTGAACCAGTTTCTCCTTCAAAACCAACTTCAATCATTGCTGACCTTACTGCTGTTTCTCCTGAAGATATATCATATGTGAATGTATTAGGTGTTGGTGCTGCACTATATGTTGGTGCTCCAAATAATAAACCAAACATCCACGGTTCAGATAATACAAAGTCTATTCCTATAGAACCTGTCTGTTTACCATATGCATAGTCTGTTGGCTCTATACTGCATAATTGGGCTAATGTTTTCTTTGAGTTATTAAGTGACCAACTTGATACTTTTTGTTGTAAACCAAATGCTTTAAAATTAGGTGTCGATAATTCTCCTCCTCCAAATGTAGTCTCAAAATCATATTGAAGATACGAATTAGCACCTGTACGAACCATATGTATGATTCTTCATTCTGGCTTATAAAGTTTCCTTATGGGTCTAATATTCTGTAGGTGACTTCCATTACGTGTCTATACATATTTCTATAATTATGTGTCAGGTTTCGGCTTAGAGTAATTCTTAGGTCTGTGTAGCCTGTTCTTCTTACTTGTGCTTTTAATATTTTGTCTATTTGGTCTACTACTGCTCTGTGTCTTGTTTCTGTTCCATATCCCCGGATATCTATGACTGCAATAGGATGATGTAAGTGATTTGTGCCATAAAGACTAAAATAATCAACCTTCTCAGAACCGGGTGTTATTACTACCACATCCTGAGTATCATCAATTATACCTACAGCTTTCTCTTCCCAGTTTACAGTGAATTTAGGCTTTGGAACATCATCATTATCATAATTCCATTCAGTATTCATCATGTTGATTATATCGTCAATTGCATCATATGACCCTACACCCATCAGTTTGCACTTCCTTTGTTCAATGTGTGTGTTTTACTTCCATAGTTGATATCTGTGGTGTTTTTATATACTGTTATACTTGTAGGATGTATTCCAACTTCTGACATCTTACTTCTTAATTTCCATGATAGGAATTCTAATGAGCGATTTACCTGTTCTGGTGTTTTCTTTTTATATTGTATTCCTGATGATGATACTCCTCCTGTTTTTAATTTTCTCCCCCCTTTATTATACCAATAATGATTATATACTTTCATTTTTAAGTTTGGTCTCTTTCGTAGATATATTCTTTTCATCCAGTCCAAGAAATCTCTTCCACCCTCATTATCTCTCCCAGAGAATATATTTCCATCTCTTGGTGTAAGTGTTGGGTTTTTGATTAGTTCTGGTTCATCTATTATGTCAGGCTCTGGTGTTGCGTTATAATCATGAGTATCCACAACTACTGCCCCCGGTGGAACACCAAATTTCTCTATATTATATCCTACAGATTCAGTTACTTTTGATTCTTTTGCTACTACATTTGTTAAAGAGTCAACTATAGTTTGCGGTTTATCTGAGTCCATATCTGTTGTGTCTCCTATACCTTCTGCTGCTGCATATAGTTTTTCTATTAGGTCTCTTCTTCTTCTTCTTCTTTGTCCTTCTTGTCTTGGTGTTGTAGCTTCCCCACGCCTTTCAACTATACTGTGATTATATTTGTCAACTTCCATTTCTATGACCCTATCTATATCTGTTAGTCTTGCCATTAGGCAATCGGAATAATCTCTTGACGTTGGTGTATGGTTCTATCTATATCTTCTTTCCATTGGTTTATTGAATCTCCCCAAGACCATCCACCTGAACCACCTACAGGCAATATGTCTGCTCTAAATGATGTTGATAGTAATTCTACTGCTACCATTTTTACACATGCCTCTTCAATGTCTAACGGAACAGTTGTGTCACCATAACGATAAGTAATTCTCATTCTGTTCTTTCTCATTACTGTAAAGATAAATCCTCTCATGTAAAGTCTTCCATATTCGGGGTCAAGTACAAACCCACCATCAGCATTATCTGTAATATCATTATAGTTTGCAGACCCACCAGTATTCCCTCCAGAAGCACCATCGTATACTTCAAGTGAATCTCCTGAACTAGATACTAGTCCACCGTTTGCGTCTGTTCTGATTTTTCTATGTCGGAGGAATAAAGGAGTACCCCAACCAAATTCATATATAATAGGCATATCATGGACTTCAGTAGTGGCAGTTGCTTCACGCCATGCGTGACCAGTTCTTCTGTCTATTTCATCTTCTTTTCTGTTGATTAGTTTAATTACTTGTGCTTTGTTTGGTGTGGTTGTGTCTGTTATATCTACCCTCAAAAAATCTGCAACATCTTGCACAGTACAGTAGACAGGAGTAACCATATGCTTAAATATGTGCTCCTATCTTTTAAAGTTTGCTCTAGTAACTAAACATGTATTACCTTACTTCAAGCTGATTTTATTGCTTCTTGCCCGGCAGAACTTGATGCTAGTTCATTAAATTTGCCTGTATCTAAAGTGCCTAAACCCATCTAAGATTCGCCACGGTGATATATGTCTAATACACCTTGACTTGACCCAACGGCTGCTTTGATTCTAACAACACATCTATTATAAGGATTGTCTAAAGTCTCTATTACAGGTGCTGCGGCTGCTGTTAATGTCGTTTCTGCTTTTATTTGTACCCAGCCATTTCCATAATCTGTGGCATCTGTACCGGTCATATCAGTGTGGTCTGGTAACCAATCTGCTGTTGCCCAAATTTCATATTTTAAATCATTTGTAATACAATATAATGTAAATACTGAAGTTCTGACATTTCTACAGTCAATATCTAAACATGTTGCATAAGCGTCAGTTGATGTTAATGCTAAATTTCTATTATGTAGCCCAACTATTGAACTTCCATCATTTGTGGTTTTCTCTCTACGTTGGTCTTCCTGAGCCATACGTAATTATGTATAGTCTACCTTATAAAGTTATTGGAAAAAAAGAAAAAAGGGTGTAAAAAACTAAAATCCTACTACTCGTAGTTTACAGGTCATAGTGATAGAGTCGGCATCATCTGCTTCATCGAGGACTGCACTTGCAGTTCCTGATTCATATAGTTTTAGCTTCCCTGTTGCTGCTGCACCTAGGGCTGCTGGAACGTATTGGGGTATATTGCCTGTTGAAACCTCTAGAACTGTTACTGCAATAATTGTAGTGAGTCTGCCGTCTAGGGTTAAATCTAGGACGTTTCCTGCAATATCGTAATCTTCTGATGTATAGGTTACGTCTACAATTGCTGTTTTGAGTTTGGATAATAGTTCTGCTTGTATGGATAGTGTTTTCCCGGTTACTGATTGGTAATCGGAATTCACTGCGATTGCGAGAGTCATTAAAATATGTGGAAAGTCATTATATATAAAGATTTAAAAAAATGAAAAAGTGGGAATTGGTTCGACTAAAGTTTAATGTCTCTAATCTTGCCTTGTGATTTAAAGTGTCTACAGACAGTTTCTCCCATTGTTCTGAACAATGCTTTCTCAACAAGTGTGTTACTGTTGATAAATGGATAACCCGGAGTACGTCTTGTGGCTTCGTAATACTCGGTTGGAATTGCGACTTGAATTCCTAATCTAGGATAACCAAATCCTTCTGCATCAGAAGTATCTAATGCAAATAGTCTACCGACTTCAGTTCCTCCAGTAGTTGGAGCATCTTTGGTTGGTACAAATGGTATGCCGTAGAGTGAGTTTACGTGGATACCTACACCAGTTCCATCGAATGTTTTGATTCCGTTAACATCGACTTGTACAATCTTCTCACCGTATGGGTTTGCGACCCTGACTTGTGGAAGGTATAAGCCTTGAATTTCGGAGTAAACTTCGTGGCTTCCTAAGAATACATTTGGGTCTTTACCAGCAGCAATTCTGATTTTTCTGAGGTGAGTTCTAATTACATCATCAGTTAAGACACCATCAGTACCTAAAGTACCGGATGCTGATTCAACTGTTGCATCGTAAGTAGTTCCACTATCTCTGTCAATTGCAGAGGTAGTTGCTTTCCAAGGGTCATAATAGTCTGTGTATGTACCGCCTTGTGAGTCTTCTTCAGCATCGGAAGAAATAATTCTATCCAATGATTCAAAGTCATTAGTACCGGCAAAGTTTGCACTTGCAGCAGCAGCGTCAGTTGCTACATCATTCAAGAGAGCTTGATTGATGAGTTCTTTGTGCTGTACAGCCATATACAATCTTAATGAACCGAGTCCACCCCAAATATCGTCTTTACTGTGATTTGAGAGCCATTCCATAACTTCAGATGTACTGAAAGTTAGTGCCATAGTCTTTGGTCTAACATCAATCTCAGCAATTGTAGGCTTGATTGTGTCAGGAATTACACCACCTTCTGCGACACCACCTTTAGAGGTGTTGCCTTGTGCTGTATCGACTGTTGGTCTTGCGGAAATAACCCTCCATCCAGATTTATCCCAAGGATATTTTGGTAAGATACCGAAAGCGTTTGCTTCAAGATTTAATTGTGCCCATGCATATGCACCAAAGACTGCGTTGAAAACGCCTCCTGTTGATGTTAACATTGGGTTGTTGGTCTTGGAGATTAAGCTTCGGCTAAATCCACCGTAGTATAGAGACTCTAATTCGTCCATAGTTCTAATGCCGTTCACCATTATAAAGTACCCTCCTTATCGTATTTTTCAGCAATGTCCAATAGACTTTTTCCTACCATTGACAAGTTCTCAAAACCTGCATTTCTGCATTTTGAGAGAATTTGGTATGGCAAGAGGTCTTCTTGTGCATTTTGTGCTTTTGACACGTTTGTGGTTGGTCTTTCGACTGGTGATGTTACATGAGATGAGATAGATTTCTCTTGCATCTTAAGGTCACCTTTATCTCCTTCTGGTTTATCTTCGACTTTTCCATTGGCATCTTGGATACCGGATTGGTCACCAGTTGGGTAAGGGTCTTTTGGTGCAGTGACTTTGTCACCAATATCTTCGCTATCAGCATTGCCTTTTGGGCTTTGTGGTAGGTCAGTAGGTGTCTCCATTGCTTTCTCCATCTTGTCTTGTCTTGCGACAATTGATTTGAGTGCTTCTAGGATTGCCTTATTGGTTTCTTCTTTGTCATCATCGTCAGAAGCTTTCACTTCTGGTTTGATTTCGTCTTTCTCGTCCTCTGCTTTTTTCTCGAAGGGATTTTCTTTTTCCTCTTCGTCAGCTTTGGCTATGGTTTTTATGTCATCTAATGTGGTCATGTTGTTATAATAATTCTATATAAAGGGGTTTATAAAGATTATGTTTCCTACGCCATTTACTAAATGTCCTTCAGGAGATACTTCTACATTGTCACCATACTGTGCTATTCCTTCTGCTGATGTTGAAAACTTGTTCATTTCCATTACCCATTCTTCTTCTGCTTTGTTTTTAATTGCTTTTAGTATAGGCATTGGTTCTTCTTTGTAGTTTTCTATATAGTCTTTTATTGCTAGGTGTAGTTCTGAGTTGTTGTCTGTGTTTTTATTTTCCTCCCAATATTTTCTTACTCCTTTCTCAAATTCACATTCTTTCTTTGCAATAGGGTCTGTAGGCTTGTTTCCTAGTTTGGTTGGGTCTCCTAGTTTCTCTGGAGTTATTGCGTCTGCGTCTTTCTTTTTCTCGTCTTTAGGGTCTGATTCTGATGATGTTACTTGGTTGCTTCCCCCGGTTCCGTTTACTGACGTGTTATATGCACCTAACCCTCTTGGGTTTTCAGTGCCTGTACCGACTATATCTTTCTGAATTATGATTGAACATCCACATGATTTCTTAAAGTATTGTCTATCTCCATCAGGTTTTGCTACTTCGTCTACACCTGTTTCAGATAGGTCTGGTTTTTCAGAACAACTTGCTTTTTCATCACATTGATTACCTACACCTGTTGAACCCATTACATGGTCTGCTTTATGTTTTGGTGCATTAGGATTCATTCCATGTTCATTATTATGACGTGAGCCACAGTATGCTTCAGCGTCTCTAATGTCATCTTTATTTCCTTCTCCAGAAATACAAGATTCAGTTGAACCATATTCTTTTTGACCGGCATGAACTTTAGTATCTTTATCTACGTGTTGCTGAATTGAGCCACAATATCCACCGGCATTGTGTACCGATGGGTCTTTCTTTGCGTGTGCCTCACAGGCTGCAAATTCCATTTTTCCATATTTAGTAGGTAATGGTTTAGTCTTATCGTCTGGTCTCTTTAAATCAGTTTCAGGAAAGTCTTCCTCGTCTTGTCCGTAAATATCTTTTCCTGCTTCATACCAAATAGTACCATTAGAATCAATCATATGTATTTTTAATTTTTCTTCTCCTTCTTCAGTTGCTTCTGGGTTATAACCTTTGGCTTCACCAATATGAGTTTCAACTTCTTTAGGAACATCGTCTTGGTCTATTGGAGTACCCATATCTGCTTTTCTTACTTCTGCGTTGATATAACAACTTGTACCATCACATTTGGCTTTTAATTCTTCTCCATCTTTTTCTACATGGACTGCCTTTGCTAATGGGTTTACATCTGTAATTAATGCGAATGCAACTGCTGGGTCTTCACATACTGCCACTTCATATATCTCTAGGTCTTTTAATCTGTATGCCATCGTTCCATCTGATTGTGGTACTGGTATTCTGTTTGCTTTTGTTGCCCCTCCGAATGATAATCCTTTGTAAGTACCATCAACTATTTGTTTCCAAATGAAATCATCTAATGCTGTGTTTGAATGTATTTTACCTAAAATTTTAATTGCTGGGAGTTTCTCACCATTTTTAGCCTGAAGTGTTACTTTTTCAAAATTGATACCTCTGCCTACAATACGATTTGAATGAGTGTCTGACATTGGTGCATTTCTCTCCATCCATATTGGAAGAGCCTTGTATAGTTCATCTATATCTGTAATCTCTCCTTGACGGTCTTTAATCTCTACTGATAATATGCCTTCAAAGAAACGGTCTGTATTATCTTCTTTAATAACTAGTTGTTTTGTGACAAAATTGGACACAGTTATCTCGTCTGTCATGTATATCTAGTTGACGCTAATGCTTTATAAATATTCTTAATAATAAAAAAAGAGGGTTACGATTGTGTAGTCGTATTACCGTTTGACTGTCCTGCTCTAAATCCAAAATACATTAGTGCAGCACCTGCAAATATTGTGCTGAATTGCCATGCCTGACTAAATTGTTCTTGTGTGATTTTTATATCACCGTATACAAATCCAGTAGCAATTCCGACTCCTGCTGTTCCTATCAACAGAATTATAACTGATGATGCTAGAACTAGAGCCATTTCATTTTTTGTGAAAGCCATGTAAATCCAACCATTAATCAGGTATTTAAACTTGATGTAGAGTTATATCATAATGGCTATGACTACACCGGCTGTTGCTACAATTACACCTAATATGGATACTATCTTTCTGAATTTTATTAGAGATGTTTCTCTTTTTACTGCTTTATGCCCAGCCAGAATTTGTTCCTGTTCTTTTTTATAACGTGTGAGTTCTTTACCGACTAAAAGGTGTGTATCAAACTTGCCTGATATATCTGCCTGTGATTCGACAAGTTTGTTGATTTGTTCCTGTATGTCGTCTATTCGTTCGAATATACGTTTAAATGCTATGTCATCTTCCATGTGTGTAATCCACTGTTATTCTATTTAAGTATTCTTTCTGAGTTCTAGTTTAGGGCAATAAGATGTCCTGTATGTATTAATGCTAGTATGATTTCAGGTTCAGACACAAATTGCTCTAATAGGTCTTCTGGTGAGCCTGTGCCGTCAAATGCACCACATGCGTAACATATTGCTATTGTGAATTCACCGTCTGAATACACGTACATATCCTTACCTTTCCTCGTACAGTTGTCCAATTGGCATGTTGGCACGTTATTTAACTTTTTTGGCATATCGACACTACAAACAGTTTATTAATAAGTATTATGTAAACTACAGTCATGGCGTCATCAATATATGTATATAGAAGCATAGCCGAATACAAAAAGTATTATGAGGGAAAACATGAACAACTTATATACCAAATACCTATACTTGATATGTATGTTGATACAGACAAAGAGAAGATGTTTGTCATTACTAACCAAGATTTGGATTCACAGAAACGCAATATAGATTTCTTTAGAACCATTGTACATGTTAGGAGTGAGACATTAGTTCCTAGTGTTATTAGTAATGATGAGTTTAATGTTAGAGTTGTTCAGCATGGTAAGGTTATGTATAATGGTAAGAGTGGTAATATTGAGTTCTTCCCCCGATTTAGAGGATGTGATATGAAACAACATGCAGACAGATTTATTGGTGGTGCTAAGGACGAGCAGAAATATCTTTTAAAGTATGACTATCGATATTATGATTTTCAGCAAGATAGGATAAATCTAATTTTAGGAGATGTGCAAAATTCGGTTTTAGATAATTTACGTTCAGTTTTGGGAAAAGTGGGTCGTTGCATATTTCCTCAAGATAATAAATAGTTGGTTTCTCAGAAGCCCAATGTTTAATCCATCTGTCATAATCTAACTGTTCAAAGATATTATTAATTTCATTTTCATTGTTAGGAAAATTAACATATGTGTATAGGTTCACACCCGGATGAAAATATAAAAAGTTAGATAAGAATGCTAGTTTTCTATCCTTTCTAAAAATTAGAATCTTTTCAAAGTCTTTGTATTTCTCACTCCATTCTTTATTGGGAAATCCTTTTCTATAAATACATTCTATCTTTTCTACAATACAGCCGGGGTATTTCCTGTAAAGGTATTCTACTAAACTAGTCTGTCCACATTTGTAAGCACCTATAATTGCAAATTTTAGAGTCTTACTTTCCGTGTATCCTCACCGGTCATAATCTGTTTCCATTCTTTACCGTGTTTTCTACGCATTGATTTCCAGAATGGGTCATGTCCGAATTGTCCACCTGCTTTGTTATATGCTTTAGTGGTATCAGCAACTCGTCTGTTGCAAGTTCTGCATAATCTACAATTGATTTGTTCGATATTAAAATGATAGTCTCTACAGAAATAACATAGTCCATAATATTTCGGGGCTACAACAGCCAATAAAGCCTCTCTACCTTTCTTACCTGCACAGTCTCCACATATATCTACAAGTGTTGCTGCACAAGCTGCTTTAGTAAAACAACCAAAACATACTGCTTCATTATCATCGTTTACGTGTAGGTATTCATTTGATTGGTGTGCTTTCCATAGTCTCTGTTGATTCTCGTTAGCGTTATGTTCTCCACCGGAGATTTTTCTATCATTACCCAATCTGTTTACACCCACACATATTACATTCGTAATCATCTCTAGTAGATTGATGACATGAACAGTCACATGGTAGCAAACTGCACTCACCGTCTTTACATTCAGGCAATTTCTTTATCCCTCTTTAGAATGGTTAGTTTTCTTAAGCACTCATCAATTATGTACACCGATTCTGTATGTGCATCGACATTGTCAGAAAGTGTGATTGCTCCAAAGATTCTGTCAATCTCTTCAAGTATTTTATGTTTAGTTACATTTGATGGTATACCTACCATTGTTGAAGCAATATTCATCCATGAATTTGTTGACAATGTTTCGTCTTTGTTAAGTTCTACGGTTACTGTATTATCTGAACCTGTAATAATATCATCTGGTAATGATTGTACCATTTTTGGTTTTTCTGTTAAATTAACTGTTCTAATTTTTCCTTGTGCTTCCATTGTTTTTGTTACAAGTGGTGATTTTTTCTTTCCCATATTTCTTTTTACCTTTTTGGTATGGGTACAGTTCTCTTCACAGTTAAGATGTTTCTTCATTATCATTCTCCCATCTGTTAAATGAATCAAACTCATTATCTACAAGTTCTCTTGCGTCTCTTACTGTCATCTTTGTTACCTTTCTTAATTCGTCTACTGTCTTGGTTTTCTTCCAACCGAAATCAAGTGAAGTCTGTAATGTGGTTTTAACTAATTCGTAATTGTTTGGTGTAATTCCATTAGGGAAATTCTTTCTGATACCTCCTGCTCTACCTGCTCCTCTTGGGTCACCTTGATTACCACCCTCAGTTCCAGTTCTCTTTCTTCCGGGAGCACCTTGCATACGTTGCTGTTCTTCTTTTGGAGCAGCACTGCCTCTACCACGTTCACCCGGCTTTAAAACTGTATCCTGATTCTCTTCACCCGGCTGTTTATTCTGTTGATTGAATTGGTCTTGTAAAGTAACCACAGGTTCTTGTGAAACTTCGAATTTTCCAGTTGGTGTTCTGGTAACTTCGAATCCTAGTTCTTGATAGGCTTTCATGTTTTCAATTTCAACACCTTCAATCTGTAGGTCTCTGAGTTTGTCAGTTTCTTCACCTTCGTTAAGTTTGATATCCCAATCGTCAATACCCAAATGGTCAGCGATTTTTCTAAAGAATGATTTGTATAAAATATCTTGACCCCATTTGACAGCACGGTTTGTGATTGTAACTTGCAGTCCTTCTTGTGACCAACCAGTAGGAAGTTCACCGAAGTAAAGTGGAAGGACACCATACAATGCACCGATAATCATTCTGAGTTCTCTTCTAATAACTGTAAACTCTAATTCCTTTAGTGAGCCAGTAAAGTCAAGCCATTCAGCCATCTTACCTTGTGCTCCTTTATCATTTTCTACTAACAGTGGTTGTATAGAATATGGGTCTTCTAATGCTTTTTGTTGTAATACATCCCATGATTTTCTGAAAGTTTCATAATTTCTTGAAGATAGAATAAGCATTCCTCTTGGAGGTCTCATCTTGTCGAAATATTTTCTAATGTATTCATCCATGTGAGACAAAGCCATTGCCTTTGACCAGATGGTATAAATTGGTGAATAACCATAAAGTAATCCCGGTGAGTATTTTCCAACTTTCCATATGATTTCTCCTTTAGCATAAACAACTCTTTTTGGTGTAGGAACACCGAGTCCATAAACTGTGTTAACTTCGAACCATGCAGGTAATCCAATTGCATTACAGATGTGACATCTTGCCTCTTCACCATCTTTGGTATACATGAGATTTTCTTTTCGGTGGGCAGGGTCAGGGCAAACCATAACTTGAGCACCAGTATCAGTATAACCTAATCTACCATCAGCGTCAACAATGAATGCAATGCTAGGTGGGTCTATTCTGATATATTCAGTATACTCTTTAACTTTAGATTTTCCAGTATCATCATTGATTTTATATTTAGGGGAAGTAAGCATAAATGCCATGTCGAATATTTCAAGGTCTTGTTCTAGTTGTCTAGATAGTTCTTCTAATGTCTGCTCGTTTCCATTGATTGGTTTTGTCATTAGGTCTTCTAGTCTTTTTCTGTTTGCTGGGTCTGGTTTTACTATGTTATTTCCCCCACATGTATCACACATGAGTGGGTCGTCTTTTAAATCTTGAACATCTGAATTAGGCATCTCATCTACTGATATAGTTTCTTTCTTTTTCTCATGAGGTGGATATTCAAATTGTTTTGAACAGTCCTGACATTTGTATTTGAATCGTTCTTTGATTTCAAATCCATTCTTGAACATTTCTCTGTTTAAAGTATCAATTGGAATTCTCACTGCGTCTACAGTCTTGGCTAGTTCAACAACCATAGCCATTGGGAATGGGAAAATTGGTAATTTAGCACCTGTATCGGTACTCATCATAGGTGTGGATACTGTAGGTCTTACAGTTTGTGTAGTATTACGTTTGGAAATGAAATTAAATCCTTTAGATAAACTATCATACAAACCCATATGATATTGTCACTATGTCACACTATATAAGGATTCTGTCAAGATTTGTCAAGTGTAATTAGTAATCTTTTTATCAAGTTGTGATGGAATAATTACATGTTCTATGAAGAATATATCCTATACCCAGAGGAAGAAGACCCTAGAGCAGAGTATGTGTCAGATGAATTAAAAATTTATTACTATATGTCTAATATGATAGAAGGTACTCACGATTTTATGGATACTGTTACTCACGAATGGTTGCATGGACTATTTGATTGGGCTACAGAGGGAGCAAAACATGAAGAAGAAAAAATAGATGCAGATGGGGAACATTTCATAATGCGGTTGATGAACTTCAAAGACTAGGCATGTTTTTCACATGAGATATCTCTAGTTTCTTTGATACATTTACAAGATGTTGTTTTCTTTGTAGTTTTGATGACTACTTCCTCATCAATTACATCATATTCTTTTACGCGTGAACCTGCCATCCTTTTTAAAGGCTTCTTTTCTTATAAAAAGATTGAGATATTCCTATTATCCATTTTCATACTTATATATATTATATATATAACTTATATAACAATAACATACCGTTAAACTTAACTAGTAACCAAATAATACCAAATATGGTCACGGAAATGATTTGTAGAGCGAAATCAGACGGAAAATACGATTCTGTAAGGGTTTCTGGGGTCACAATTGAACAACAAATCGAAGATGACAGAAAATTTGGCTTTTTATCACCAAAAAACGGTGTTTTGAACTACATTATACTCAATAATGACAAAGAAATCACAGAAAAACAGGTAAAAAGAGCAGTTTCGATGGCACTTTTCGGGTGGAGATTGCACGTTCCAATCAAGTTTAGACGTGTAAAAAACCGATTAGACGCAGATATTACAGTACAATTCAACTCAGAAGAGGACGATGAACTTTTAGATAAAAATACATTAGCATATATGTACTATCCACTCGGAGGAATCAATGATGGCAAATGTGTCGTAAATAAGCGATTTCACTGGACAAACCACGGTAAAGGGGTGGATATGCATGAAATAGACCCAACACACTATCCAATTCCTACCCCAAGCAATCCAAAGGGTAAAACATGGGATTTAGACAAGGTATTGCGTCACGAGTTTGGTCATGGTGTATTCGGTTTGCCTCATTCCCAAAGCGAAGCCAGAATCATGAGTGGTAATGAATCATTCATGGCAGAGTTTTTCACGGGGGAAGACATAACAAGAGCACAAGCAAAAGCAGGAATCAGAGAAGGGTTTGCACATAGATTAAAACAGTTGACCGGCTGGTATAAAATTAGAAGTAACAACTCTTAGTAAGTCTTATATATCAAATTATTAATTTAACCATGTGGATATGGTTACAATTTTTATTGCTCTCTTGTTAGGCGGACTACTCGGAGTAGGTATCGGTTCCTTTATGGCTGACGATACTCCACAGATGAATACTATTTGTGATTCATTTCATTCCGAAGTTAAAACTGTTACATCTGTAATTGGTGGAACCGCAGTTCCTTTAGAGGTAACTGAATATGTTTGTGATGATTTTCACATGAGGGATAAATAAAATGAATGCAAACAAATTTGAAGATGTACCAATTCTTAATACCCAAAAGATAACTGGGATGACAAGAATTCAGACTAATGATTATTCAGTCAAGGAGTATTACTAATGTTAAACACAGATAAAATAAATGGTGGGTATGATGTACGAGTTGATTACAATCCTTGGTCATCATCAGGTTCAGAGCCTGAGCCGGGCAATGTTGCAGTACGATTTGATTGCGAATCATTAAGGAGAATTATAGGAAATTGAAATTATCTAGAAAAGAATTAGAGAGCACTGTTTGCCTAGCGTGTGCAAAGAAATTTGGGGAGCATACAAAAGACAGAGGCACGAAATTCAGCATAAGTTCATTAATGGAATGCATGTTTAGAATCCAAGGTACCTATATGGAAATTGCAGATTTGAAACAAAAGGATATGGAAACACATCCCGGGGTAATGGACATGCGTTCAGATATATCTAAAGGTGATAATAATGAATAAATTTGGTATTGGTTTTTTAATTGGTATTATTCTATTGTTTGGTAGTATTGTTATTGCGTCTGAATATAAGTATGGTCAGTCACCGGGAGAAGTGATAGGAGAATTTATTTTCATATTAGAATCAATGGAATGTGATGAATTATATTATACCATTATTAACGATGATTTAGAATATACCAAAAAGTTTTATATGGACAATTGTATATTTGGTGATACTAATGCTTAA